TTCTCAAAATAAAGGTAGGGACGTCAACTAAATGTATCAGTCCCTACCATGAGCTGCTAGTTTTATATGATCTAGTATCGAGTAATATAGCTCTCCTCTCTACATTGGTATCAGCACATATAAACGTTCACATTAATATTCACAGGGCTATAGGACTGTAAATACTACTCATTATCCTTCTGGTACTGGTTCATCACTGATCGAAATATCATCTATACCTATTGTATCAGTTTTGTATTCCATAACTAATGCATTACATATTTTATGATAAACTTCGTCTTTAATAGTTGGATTTTCTTCTAATAATTTTTGCCAGTCTTTCGACAAAAATTTATGAGATTTACCATCTTCACTCACATACGTAT